AAGGTAAGACTCTCAATATCAATTTCACAAAGAAGCAATGAGAGGTCTACAAGACATTCATATCTGGTAAATACAAAGAGATACTAGTAGGGGGTGGATGATCTTGAGGTAAGACTTTTGGTGTTGCTCAGATCGTTACTCTGACATGTTTCCAATATCCAGGGATAGCATGGCTAGTGTGAAGGGATAACCTAAAGAAACTGAAGCAATCGACATGGCTAACTTTCTTGAAGGTGTGGAAGGTTCTAGGTATAGAGAAATGACCACACTACACTATCAACATGTCTGATTTCGTAATTCAGTTCAATAACGGTAGTAGGATATTTTTTGCTGATCTAGGTAAGTACCCAACTGATCCATTCTACGATAGGTTGTGATCTATGGAGCTTACATACTCTTGGATAGAAGAATGACAGGAAGTAGAAGGCCTGGTTGCTGATACGCTGAGCGGTAGGTACAGACAAATGGTTAAGGACTACAACATAGATCCTTGTACTATCATTACATGTAATCCCAAGAAAGGGTATCTCTATGATAGATTCATAAAGAACGCCACTGCTGATAGAACGTTCATACAAGTACTGTATACAGACAACCCTTTCATAGATCAGAAGAAATATGCTGAAGGTATCCTAGCTACTGGTAACAAAGTACAAATAGAAAGACTGCTGTACGGTAATCGGGATTACGATGAGACACCTGGCCGTCTATACGAGTATGATGACATATTGGATATGTGGACCAACCCTATCAACAATGGTGAGGGTTATATCACGGTCGATGTGGCTAGACAAGGTGAAGATAAGACCGTAATCATAGTATGGGATGGTCTGGAAGAAAAAGACATGATTGTATACGACACTTCTACCAATGATGTTATAGAAGACCGCGTAAGATTATTATGCCAGCATCATAGTATCAATATGTCGCATGTCATCGTGGACGAAGATTGAGTGTGAGGTGGTATAGTAGACAATCTTAGATGTAAGGGGTTTGTGAACAACAGTAGGCCTCTGGATGAGAATGGTGTCCGTCCCAACTACCAGAACCTAAAGACGCAATGTTTTTTCAAGTTGCAACAATACATCAAAAAGATAAGAATTAATAATGAAAGATATAAAGAGCAGATAGTCAAAGAGTTGGATGCTATAGTAGAGATAGATCTAGATAAGGACGGGAAGAAGAAGATCATATCTAAGGATAAGCTCAAAGATCAGTTGTGATGATCACCCGACTTCGCGGATGCAATCATGATGCGTATGTTCTTTGAGGTAAACAAACCAGTGGATGTATTCATATGGTAGATGTAAACAACTGACAAATTGTTTATATGGTAGATCAGGTGTATGTGATTCGTAGACAACGTTAAGAACCTATTCACAAAGAAAGATATTCCAGCAGAACTGGAGAAGTCTTTCAATTCGTTTGGATGAGGTTGGGATTTCCTTGGTAACGATATTAGAAGCTGTGGTGACATAACTATCACACTCAATACTTTCTACCAAATCCAGAAATACAACACAGCTGCTCAGTCTCTCAAAGACAAGGTCGCTCAGGAAGTATGTAAGGGATGATTCTTCCTAGAACAAGATGGTGATGTAGTAGATAATCCAGAGGCATTGAACTCTGTGAAGGAGGTATTCTCCACCCCGACCACTCTATCGTTCGCAAATGATTATTTCACACACTACTTTGCGGCATCTGAGATCTTTATGGCGCCTATGAAGTTCAAGATATGACAGAAAGCTGTTGTTGTTGATAACAGAACAATGTCTAAGGCCTTCAAAGATGGTAGACTCGTTGGATACAAACAATCTGTGAGAGGTAAGACGAAAAGATATAGCACAGATGAGATGTACAACCACATCATCAAGAGAGATCCAGATAGACCATACAATGGAATGTCTAAATATTTCCCAATAGTGTACGATGCATTGGCGAGTACAGAGGTAGGTAAGAGAAACTACTACTTTTTCAGAAACAGTGCTAGACCAGATGTGATTGTTATGTTCCAACAAATGCCTGGTAAACCAGCGAAGGAATATAAGGAACAAATCAAACAGTTTGAAGAGAAGTACCAAGGAAGCAACAACGCATACAGAGTGATGGGATCTAATGCGATCAGCGACGTTAAGGTCCTCGATGTAAACCATAAAGACCTCCAACTCCTAGAATTAGACAAGATGGGTATCAAGAAGATGGGTATGATCTTCGGTATCGATCCTAGGCTACTTGGATTCTCAGACGATGTAGGAGCGTATGCTACGATGTCAGAGATTGCTAAGCACTCTATGGAGGCATTCAGAGTATACAGAGAAGACTTTGAGTTCGACCTCAATAACTTCTACAAAAAGTTCGTAGATGAGAACTTCCCATACACAATCAAATGTCACGGTGGTAGCTTCACTGACGATCAAGCTACTATGGATGGTCTCCTCAGACAAATAGATAGAGGGTTAATCACTCCTAGTGACGCCAGGATGGAATTAGGGTTCAATACTGACCAAGATCCTGACGCACTCAAGAGATACTATATAGCCAACAATATAGTTCCGATCGAGCAAACCTGAGCTACACAGCTGTAGAAAAGGGCTTGCAAAAAAAGCAATAGAAAGTATTATAAAAACGACAACTTATATATACCACACGGAACGTGGAAAAAAACTGGCTCATTCTGTTGCATGCTATGAGTCTGGGTTTTGTCAGTTGATTCCCGTTCCGAGTCTTATAGCACGCATCACAATGGGTCGGTTGTGATGTTTTTTACTATAAGCGTGGTTGATGAACAGAAAGCAAAGAAGACAACATATAGCGCCTTTCATCCTTCATAGTAAAGCTCTCGATAAGAAGAGTGTGAAAGAAGAGGTACTAGATGACGGTTCGATTAAGTTCACTCTAGAAGGCTACGCTAGTACAACTGCTAAAGATGGTTCTGGTGACATCGTCATGCCTGAAGGTATCGATCTAAGTAGATTCAAACAGAATCCTATCATGAAGATCGGTCATAAGAGAGGCGAAGAGAACAATATTGGTATGTTCACTGACCTACAGGTAAGAAAAAATGGTCTCTATGTGAAAGGGTATGCAATCCTCAGTCCAGAGATTGAAGACCACAAGAAGATCATCCACGGTCTTAGACATGGTCTTATCAAAGGTTTCTCTATCGGGTTCGGTAATGTTAAGAACAGATACGATGCTGATAGGCAAGCTAACATCATTGAAAGCCTAGAGCTTTACGAAATATCTCTTGTAGATATACCAGACAACCCACTCACAGTTACTAAGGCCCTCGAAGCCTACAGAAAGAGAGCTGGTGAAGAAATGGAGGTCAAGGGTCCTGCATGTAGAATGCAAGGTGAGACAACAGCTCAATGTACATCTAGAAAGATCTCTGAACTATTAGATGAAGGGATGACTAGAGACCAAGCAGTTGCTACAGCTATAAATATGTGCTCTGAGATGTGTGACAACGCTAACACTATGGAAGACGACGAGGACAACATGGAAAACGAGGCAATGCCAACAGTAGTAGTTGATGAAGAACTACAAACAAATCAAGTAACTGGTCCTGCTGCTGCTCTATCTGAGTTCACGGTGGTAAATTATAAGCTACTCGGATCAGAAACCATGAGAACTGGTGTTATCGTGGATATCTCTGCAGAAGGGTCTTATTCAATCAGAGGTGTTATGGTGAAAGGAACTCCAGAAGACCCAATTATCAACATCTGGAGACACGAAAGTGTAGGGGATCAACTGATCAGAACAGAGGTATACGATGTAGCGCTCTTCAGTGGGTTTGCATCTATAGCTACTATGGAAGGAATGGTTGCTCCTGATGTAACAGGTGCTAAGTTCATAAAGAAAGACTTGGACAATCTAGACGAGGTATACGCGAAATACAATGAAGTAACGAATATGTCTGCTAGTGATCTCAAGGCTTGGAAGGAAACAGAGTGTTCTTGACTAGCTGGTCTAAGCAAGGCTCCTATCGATAGAAACATCAGACTCAAAGAGAAGAACAAGGATCAATGGACTGAAAGAGATGTAAGAGATGCTAACAGAACAATCAGTTTCATAGCAAGAATGACACCTAACCTTGGTGGTGAGAATGTAATCACAGATAGTAATGGGAAAGAGTGTGGCACCAAAGCCTTCATTTCGCTTAAGAACTGGGCGTTTGATGCCAACAAGAAGAGTGTTGCTGATGTCGAGACTGACAACGGTGATGCGAAACAAGATTTACCTACTAATGACGATACCATGGAGAAAAAGGATCTATCTCCTGAAGAAACTACAGTAGAAGAAACAACAGCTACAGAAGAAGTTGTAGAAACTACTGAAGCTACTGAAGAAGTTGAAGTAGAAGCTAAAGAGGAAACTCAAGAAGAAGCTCCAGCTGAAGAGGTGGAAGAGAAATCTATGGAAGAAGAGACAACAACTGACGCAGAAGATATGGCCTGAAATGATGGCCAAGAAGAAGTAGCTGAAGAAGCTACTGAGGTAACTGAAGAAGCTGAACAAGCTCAACCAGAAACCAAGTCTCTCGAGACAACAACTAAGTCTGTTAGTGCAGCTGAGTTCGAAGAGTTCAAGACAGAAGTCATGGGACTTATGAGTGAAGCTCTAGACACACTAGTAAGAACAGGTAAGAGAGCAGCTCAAACAGAGCAAAATCTCAAATCACTTGTTTCTAAATTGAAAGGTGAAGTAACTGATGCTCCTATGGCATTCGAAGCAGAGCCTGAGGTTAAGAAAGGTAGAATGTATAAGAAGCTAGAAGCTGCTAAAGCATCGCTATCTAACAAAAGACCTTATTAATTTGCATTTATTTATCTTTAACTGTTTCCAATTATGGCAGTAAACGCAAAACACATTGCTGAGGCGAAGAAACAATTCCTTACGGACGTAAAGGGTTGGGATACTGACGCTGTTGAAAGCAAAATCGAAATGGAACTTAAAGAACTCCAAACTAAAGCTGATGAGATCATGTATTCTCAAAACACAGGTGCTGGAGAAGAACTAGTTCCACAAGAAGTTACTATCGACACTGTTGTTGATGTAATTGATAGAAAAACAACATTCATCTCAGAACTTGCTCCAGGTAGACAAGACACCGCTATGCTATCTGCAAGAACTGATGTACCTATCGTAGGACAAAGAGGAAGATTCAAGCAAAATTCTGAATGGACTACTGGTGACTACATCGAAGCAGAACCAAGCAGAAAGATGGCTACTGACAGAGTAACTATCCCACAAGTATCATTCGAATACTCAGTAGGAGTATCTGAATACTTGGATACATACTCAGTATCAGACATCCTCAATTTGATCAACAACAAGATCGCTGCTGAAGCTGCATACGACGTTGAAGACATGGTACTTAACGCTGATAACAACCCAGCTGCTACTGGTAACATCAACTCTGATGACCAAGCTGCATCTGCTGGATTGGCTGACGGTACTCTAGACAACAAATTTGCCTTCGGAAGTTCTATCAGACTATCTGCTCTTAACGGAGTATCTGGTACTGACTTCGTAGACATTGCTGGTACACTAGACATCCAAGACATCTACAACGCTCTAGGTAACTTCAGATACGACGTTACTCCAGACGAGCTCGTTATGGTTATGGATAGAGCTACTTACTACAAAGCTTTCGCATCTCTTCCTGAGTACAAAGACTTGTCAGTAAATGGTGTTATCTCAACTGTATCAGAAGGTACATTGTTCAACTTCCAAGGAATCCCAACATACATTTCTGGAAACCTAAGAACAACAAACGCTGCAGGTAAGATCGATACTCTTGCTCCAGCAAACAACACACAAGGAGGTATCCACATCCTTAAGAAGAATGTTATGCAACACGGATTCGGTAAAGAACTCGAAACTGAATTGACAAGATTCTCTATCAGAAAAGGATGGGTATTCGAAGCTGTTATGCACTTCGGACAACAAGACATCAATAAGAGAGCAGGAGAAACAGATCCTTCTATCGTTAGTTTGATCAACATCGACCTGTAATAATAGTTTGGGGGCTTCGGCTCCCTTCTATTTCTTTACAATACTA